CTTGACGCGCTCGCTGGATCGATCGCTGCTGTCATCGAATAACTCTGGCGCCGTTTGTTAGACATGACGCGCCAGTCCCTGTTGAAACTGTTTCAGCCCATCGAAGGGCCGGGAATGGGGTTAGGCAGGCGGCTTGCCGGTGGCGTTGCATCGGGCGCAGTCCTTGAACCTGTCGCCTGCATCGCGGCTCCATCCGGTCCACTCTTGCCCGGTGCCTTGGCAGACCGAACACTTGCCGGTGCGAGCCTCCCAAGTGGGGAGCCACGCCTTGAACTCTCGATCACCGACGACATACGTCCCTTCGGTGCCGGGCATCGGCTTGCGATAGTTCTTCCGACCTTTGCGTGGGCCACGCGTGATCAGGTTGGGGAAAACGCCGCCTTCATAGCTGCTAAATTCCCAATCCTCCAGGCGCTTCCCTTTGTGGTCTATCACCTTGAAGGAGTGCCATTCCCAATCAGGGTGAAGACTGAAGCGCTCCTTCATGTATTCTGTGCGAAGATCGATGCGTGCCGGGGACGCCGCCTCGACTGCGAAAGGAAGCTCGTCAGCCATTTGCCACCGCCTTCTGATCGCGGAACTGCTTGAGGTTGGAGCGGGAGCGACGGTATTTTTCGGCGTCGGCGCGATAGCTGGCGGCTTTTGCGCGGGCGAAATCCCGTTCCCGCCGCATGTCGGCAATCGCGGTGTGGCAAGCCTGGATGCGGGCGTTCAGAGCGTCCTCCATCCGGTGGTATTCCGCGCGGCTCACCGTCGCCGGTCCCTCTTCCTTCTTGGTCAGTAACTTGCTCAGGAACTTCATGGGGTATGCCCTCCCTGTTAGCGTAGGTTCATCTGGGCGCGCTTCGTGCTTTCGCTGGTGCGCCAGGCTTCAAATCGCAGCCGCTTGGCCTCGGCTTGGGCGCGGAGCGTTTCGGCCTCCATCGCCGCCGTTTCCCAATCGGTGCAGGCAAGCTCGTAAACCGGGTCGGCTTCCGCCATCTGCTCGCTGGCGCCCACCGGATGCCCGTCGCCACGGTACTTCACGAACAGGGCGGCGCGGGTGCGCTTGCGGCGAAGGTCCATGCCTTCAGCCCTGATCTTGGCTTGGCCGGCTGTGACGAAAAGGCGTTCGGCTTCATCAATGGCGCGGTCGATCATGTCAGTCATTGCGGGAGTCCTCCCACGCGCGGCGACCGGGCCATGCCTGCCAATAGGCTTTCGAGGCCTCCAGCGCGTCGATCTTGAAATTCGCTTCGAAGGTCTTCCAGCCCCAAGAGTGCTGTGACCTATGGTGGCCCGAACACAGAGGGATGGCGAAGCGGTCGGCTACCTTGAGCGCCATGCCCTTGCCGCCCGCATAATCGACGTGCGCGGCTTCAATCTTGCCTTCGCATCCGCCTTTGTCGCAGAGCAGGCAATTGCGGCCACGAAGCCACTGCAGGAAGCTGGGCGCGCGCAGATGGAAGTCCGCCTTATGGCTGTTCTTCTTGCGCGGACGGAAAGAGGAAGCGGTCAGCATGTCGGCTCCTAAAAAGGTACGCCATCAGAATCGACATCATCGGCATAGCCGCCCGACTGCTGGCCACCGCCGCGCTGTCCATCCTTCGGCAGCGGCTCGCGCAGCATGATCTTGAACTGGCCTTCGACCGGTGCGGGCATGGCGTCGAGCAGGATGCTCCAACCCTTGCCGTCACGGTTCGGGAAGGCAGCGCCAATCTTGGTGAAATAGCTCTTGCCCTTGCTTTCGCGGACAGAGAGGGCGTCGAGACGTTCGGTCATATCAGGCTGCTTTCTTCTTCTTGGAGAGTGCGGTCATGGCTTCATCGAAGCGGGACTGCGGGATGGTTTTCAGGCTGGTGACGCCCATGAATTTGCAGAAGGCTTGAAGGTCGGCCTGCACATCATCAGCGGCGTTCTGGAGGCGGATAAGATGGTCTTCTGTGACAAGCTGGTCCTGCCGAGAGAGAACGGGTGCGACTGCTGATCCTGCGGCGCGGCGCAGCTTCGCTAGCCCCTGCTCTGTCCAGCGCGCCCACTTGCCATTGCGCAGTTCGCATTCCGCCCATGGGCTATCCAGATCATAGAGATAGCGACCGATGCCCCACAGGACGGCGGCGCGCTTGAAGGCATCGCTAATCGCGCCCTTCTCGGCTTCAATGTCGGTGTCGCCCGCGCCGTTCGCTTTCCAGATCCATTCGCCATCAACCTTGATCCCGATGCGGCAGATGGTCTTGCCATTCGCATGGGGATAGTCGCACTGCCAGTTGCCGGGTCCGCAAACCTCATCCAGGCGGCGCATCACATCGCGCGCGTCGATATAGGCCAGTGCCATCGCCTTGGGCGCGTCGGGGTTCTTGGTCGAAACCGACTGTGCGCGCCAGCTAATTGCTTCTGCCGGGAACGGGCGAGACAGGGCGTCAAACATGTTCATGCTGCCCTCCGATCTTCACGGATGACGCAGCCGGGAATCGCCCGCTTGCCAGCGTTCGCATCCTTTTGCGCCTGCTCCAGTAGCCAAGCCTTCAGAAGCTCGGGTTGAGCCTGCTTGTAGTACTTGAGGGCAGCGACGGGATCGACCAGTTCGGCAATCCAGTAGGACCGCAGCCCGATAGCCCGGCTTCCGCCCGCCGCGTGCGCCTTCGCCTTGTCGGCCCGGTTCGCGGCGCGTTCGGCCTGTTCAGCTTCCTTGCGCGCCAGTTCGACGCGCTCGATCGCTTCCAGATTGGCGGATGCTGCGGCGCGCTCGGCTTCCAGCGCAGCGAGGCGCTTGGCTTCCGCTTCCTCGCGGGCCTTCTCGGCGGCTTTCCGCTGCTCAGCCTCCAGATGTTCCAGCCACGGCACCAGCGCTTTCTTGGCGGTGTCGGCCGCAATGTCGCAGCGGTCGAGCAAGGGCTTCCACTTGCCTTGAACTGCCTTCGCCGCGTCATCGTGCGGCTTCTTCTCGGTAGCGCGCTCCTTGTCCGCATCCTTCTTGGCGGTGCGGATCATGTCGAGCAGCTTGCCGATCTCGTCGGCCTGCCCTTGGGTGGCGATGGGCTCGCCATCCAGGAACATCTTGGCGTTCTCGATCAACTCCTCGATGTGAAGGCTGAAGGCATCAAATGGCGGGGGATTATTGGACAGCATTGCGCTTCCTCCGGTCATGTTCCGCCCAGAAGGCGTTGCGGGCGAGGCGCTGGCCTTCCTCAAAGCGGAGGTCGATGTCTTCGAGGGCGTGGCAGGCGTCGGTATGCCAGCTTGCCCATGTCGGATAATCACCCCGGCGTGCCTGCCATTCAGCGGCACAGGTGCGGCGCTCGATCTGATACAGACGCTCGTCCGTGATGACGGGCTGGTCGCGCCAGTTGGCCGGGGTGAAGGCGTGGGAGTGCTTCATGCCATCCCCCGCGCTTCCCAAGCCCGCCGCTGTGCCGCATCGATGCTGGCGTTCAGCTTGGCTTGCTCCCGTACGCGCTCAGCCTCGGCCTCAGCCCGAAAAGCCGGGTCATGCCAGTAGCGGTTGAGGAAGCTGAAATCCTCCCGCTGCTCGCCGTGGACCGCCTGCGCGTGCTGCTGCATGCTGTGGTAGCTGCCGAAGCGTTTGTTGCAGGTGGCGCAGGTTGTGGCGTTCGAGCCGATCATGCCACTTGTCCTTTCCTATGCACGGAGGCGATGAGGGCCTGCCGCTGATCGAAGTTGGGATCGATGATGCGCGCCTGACGGGCAGAGCCTTCGCGGTTGAGGCGGTTGAGGCCGAGCTTGATGTAACTGTCAGGGTTGTAGGGGTGGTCGGTCATGGCTGGCCTGCCTTGGCGCGTTCTGCGGCGCGTTTGGCATTGCGATAGGTGATCGCGCAGTTGGCATGCTGGGCGCGCCAGCGACCAGCGTGTCGCTCGAAGTGCCCATCGCCAGCAGCAACCATCTTCCCGCAACGATAGCAGGGGCCGGGATACTGGTTTCTCATGCCGCCAACCACCCCGCCAGCCAGCAGAAGCCACCAAAGCCAGCCGACCAAGCGAGCAGCACCCGCATGGTAATGACGGGCATAGGGCGCGCGTTACGCTCAGCTTCACGGCGGTCGCACTCGTCAGCATAGGCGTAAGTGTCGCGCCATGCGGGTTCGACTTCATTGAGGAGGCGACTGTTCGCCATGATGATCTCCCATCAGTCTGTGACTGTCGCCGGGCTGCGGGGCAGCGTTCGGCTGTGGGAGTGTTATGTGCGATAATCGCAAGCTATGCAAGAGCTAAAATGCGATTGTCGCAAATTGGATCGCATGCGATGCCGCATCTGCCTCTCCCCCACCCCGCCCACGCACGAAAACCCCGCTCCATTGCTGGGCGGGGGTGGTGGGTTGTCGGATGCTATCGTTATCGCTTGCGCTTGGCGGGTTGCTTCTTAGGAGGCGCTGGAGCCTCTTCCTTGTCGGCTTGCATCGAGCTGTATTTCAGGAAGCCTATCACGATTGCGCCGATCGCCCCTATCACTCCGGCTGCAAGAGGCTGACCGAGATAGGCGCACCCCAGAACCGTAGTCAGCAGCATGATAAGCGCCAGCAAGGCGCCGATCTGCCCGACATACCGCCCAGCATATTCATGTGTGATAACTCGGTTTTCAGCCCTGTGCCGGTGGTCCTGCTCATTTTCCGCCATCTTCAAGATGCGCTCTGCGGAGCCGGGAAGGGTTTCATTGTAATGCTGAAAATCCTCTGGCGCAGGCAAAGGGCCGCGATGGATTTTCTGAGAATATGCAACGACGAAGCGCCGGACCTCCTGCACCTTGCCTGGTTGAACATACGGTCGTACCTGTTCTACCAGCTTTTCGGTCAGAGGGTCCGGCGCGTCATTGCCTTCCGGGGCCGCGGGTAAACTAGTCACAGGCCTCCAGTGAGTTCATCGCCTTCCGAATATCCTTTCCTACAGCGCGCCAGTCGTCCTCGACTGAGCCGAACTGTATGTTCGGGGATTTCGGGAATAGGGTCAGACTCATCGCCCCCTTTAGGATGCTTCTCCTGAACATCCGCTTTTTGGCTTTGAGTTTGGCGGCTTGTCCGAGGAGGCGTCGATCATGATATGACATGCTTGCTCCTTCCTCTATATGCGCTCGTACATGCGTTTTGCGTTAGTGACTGTCAATTCTTGACATATGCCTAACAACCTGCACTCCGCGAGTCGCGTTCCCCAATACTCGGAATTTCGGGAACGCGCTACTGCCCTACCCCATCCCCCTACAATACACCGTCACCGCAGGGGTGATGGAGCCGAAGATATTGCTTGCCCCCATCTTCGCCGGCACGGGGTAGTGATCGACGCGCTCGACCGTCAGCACCAGCACATCGCCTTCATGCCCGATATGCAGGCGGTCGCCCCGGCCTGGGAGCGCGGCGAACTGATGAAGGCCCAGCATCGTGTCGTCATCGATGTAGATGCGGGCGAGGGTGGTCATTCTGTCCGCGTGGCGTCGATCACCCTCGCAACGCCGCCTAATTGGTCGATGTAGTCAGCCCACTGCGAATTGCTGCGCATCGACTCGATGCCCGCCACTTTCCGCGCCCGATCGGTCGTGCCCTCAACCACTTCCCGAACAGCCATGAGAAACGGTAGGAAGTCGGAAGCCTCCACGGGGCTTATCGGTGAAGCAATCCGCGATCGTTCGGCTATCATTCGGTCGATGCCAGTGCCGGGGAATATGTCATCCATCCCTTTGGGCTTAACCGACCATACACCCATCCAAGGCTCAACTTCGTCAATGTCGCGCGGGTCGCGAACCTCACCGTGGCGCCTTAGGATATGCAAAGGAACGCGCAATTGCATGGTAGCGACGAACTGCATGCCTGCCACGTAGGGGGAGGCCTCATTCGACATTGCGAAGCGCTGGCGATGGCTGAGCGGCTGATCGTCACTCACAGTTGACGACCAAACCAGACCGGACGGCCGATGATTCTGGTTTCCTCGCTGGCAACCACAGCGTCCTGATACTTCGGGTTAGTGGAGAAGATGCGGACCGATCCGTCACGGGCCCGCTCCACATTCTTGACGACATATTCGCCCCACTCCCCGTCCCACAGCGCGAACGGGCCGGGCTGGGCTGGGCTTGTGTCGCGCGTGTCGATCAATATCTGATCGCCTTGGCGGAAGTCGGGCTGCATACTGTCCCCGCGCACATGGATCAGGAGGAAGTTTTCCGGCTTGCCGCGCAGCACGTCCACGATGAGGGATCGAGGGATCAATGCGAATTCCCTGTCACCTTCGCCGGACCCGCCGCCACCCATTCCTGCAAAGGTTGGGAGAACTTCAATAGGTAGATAGTCGGTTTCCCGCCCCTGGAGCGGCAAATCTGGCTCTCGATTGACATCGAAGCCGCGATCCAACCACGCCTTGATCTGCGCGAATTCCTCCGCCTGCCATCTGCGGACACCCTTGGGCGAGCGAGACTTCGAAACCTTGTCCTCGCTGATGCCGAGCAGGTCGGCGATCTCCGTGTTCTTCACGCCCTTTTGGTCAAGAATCGCATTGAGTTCGTCGCGGGTCATGCTCTCTTGTCGGATAAATATGCGACTATCGCAAAAGCGATTATCGCAATTTCCGACTTGCGATTTGTTTGCGACTATCGCATATTGCATCGCATGGTTACCGAAGCTGATCGCATCATTGACGGGTTGGGCGGCACAAGCGCTGTCGCAAAGCTCATCAAAGCCCCGACATCTACCGTCCACAGTTGGAGGAAGATCGGAATACCGGAGGCGCGCCTCGACCATCTGAAACTTGCGGCTAAGGCGGCTAAGAAGGCATGGCCAGTGGCAAAGGTGCGCCACTGATGAGGCGCGTCTATTTCATCAAGCCGGTCGGCATGGACGGCCCGGTCAAGATCGGGTGCAGCGTCTCGCCAACTGGTCGCGCCTCTGCGCTGGCGAACTGGTCGCCCTTCGCGCTGGAGATTGTGGCAGAAGTTGAAGGGGGCCTTGCGCTCGAACGCAGGTTCCACGCGCTGTTCGCGCATCTTCACCAGCGGCGAGAGTGGTTCAGCGCTGCGCCTGAACTTCTGGCCGTTATCACCGACATCAAGGCTGGGACCTTCGATGTCGCCACCCTGCCCGATCCAGTTACTCTCGCTCAACGGGTAGATGGGGCAATCCCGCGCCGCACCCCGGAGCAGTACGAGGCGCAGCGCCTCAGTATGCGGGTTTCGCATACGGCTAGCCGCTCCGGGTATCAGCCGCGCATGCGGACGAAGGGTATCATTCAGAGGCAAGACGCGCTCGCGATCTCATATGTCGAGGCATACCTAGCTGACCCGGCCCGGATGGGCGTTCTGGGAGGCGCTGCATGATCTTCACCGTCAACACCAGACGGAAGCGACCCTAGCATATGGGCCGGGGGGCTTCTCAGAAATCGATCCGGGGGGATCACCGCATAGCAGATCGGCAGACCGCCGAGACTGATCCCCTGTTCCTTCGCTTCATCAAAGGAGAGGACATGTCTCAGCAGGACGTGATGCTTTTGGGTGCTGGCTGGATATTGCTCTCGATCCTCGTCGGCGTGCTGTTCTGCCTCGCCATCGAGCATGTCTGCGGGAGGGGGTGAGACATGATCCCGTCCGAACGCGCTGAAAGGGTATTCGCTCATCTGGTCAAGCAGGTTGGCAAGGCCACGCCGCTGAACCGTGAGATAGCCGTCGCCCTCAAGATCAAGGCCCGCGACATCGACAACACCGTAACGTGGCTGCGCACTACGGGTCGCATCAATGTGAAGTTCGGCGGCAACAGCCGGGTCATCGAGATACCGGGCGTTGGCAAGACCGTCTCGCGCAACACGGTACTGGCTAAGTCGCAGCTGCCCGATCCGGTCAAGGTCGAGGAAAGCTTCATCATGGCCGAGCATAGCACCCCCTGCCCTCGCTGCGGTGCGCGTTCCGGCTGCGGGCATACTGCAATCGCGCTGTCGAGCGGTCGGCCTGCTGGCTGGCAGCGGTTTGTGGGGGCTTGATCCATGAGCGCTTTCCACAAAGCCGGGGCTGAGATCGCTCCCAGCCTGCCAGAAGGCGTTAAGACCACGCCGCCCCAAGAAGTTCTGCATGAGCTTGTTGATTATGACCCGTTGGCCGGCACGTTCAGATGGAAATGGCGAAGTAGAGATTATTTTCCGTCCGACCGGGCATGGAAGTTCTGGAACAGGACTGTCGCTGGCGCGCCCGCGTTTCAGCAGAAGGCTCGCAGGGGCTTTTGCGGAGAACTGCTCAACAAGGTTTGGTTCGCGCACCGCATCGCGTGGAAGCATTTCTACGGCTTCGATCCGGAGTTCATTGATCACATCGACGGGAACCCGCGGAATAACCGTATCGCAAATCTGCGCTCTGTCGATGTGGCCACAAACAATCGAAATATGTCGCTGCCAAGGCGCAATAAGTCCGGCTTCATCGGCGTTAGAAAGATCGGGAAATCCGGTCGCTGGCTCGCATTCATCACATTTGAGGGACAGCGGATCAACCTCGGCACCTTCACCGAAAAGGCGGATGCTATCGCCGCGCGGGTAGAGGCCGAGAAACGCTTCGGCTTCCATCCCAATCATGGGCGAGATCAAGACACGCTCGCTCCTCGGCAAATGCCTACTGAAAAAGGCTGCCCCCCGGATAACCAGGGGGCAGCAGGTTGCCCGGCTGGAAACGGGTCGCACGTTATTTCCAGCCAGGTAGCTGCTGAGCGCCGCGCCGCAATCCGCGCGCTTCACTCCATCCTCGGCACTTGCATCGTCCGCTTTGACGACGGGCGGTCTGCCGTCCTGTCGGCTGAGGCGCTGCAAGTGGTTTCCCTTTCTCATGAGGTTCTCCAATAATGCCGCACCGCAACAATCCCGAGCGGGAACGCCCGGTCTTTTCCGCTTCTAACGTCCTCGAAACGATCGGCCGCGATCTGGCGCTGATCAAGTCTCAGGACCGCCTAACCTATGGCGACCTCGCCGCCGTGCTGGGCAAGAGCGAGGATCAGGCCGCGAAATACTGCGAAGGCAGCGCCGCAATGGACGTTGTGACCTTCGCCCGCGCATGGCGGGAATGGAATGGGCGCTTTGCCGGTGGCCTTGCCACCCTCTGCCACGACAGCCGGCCTGAGAAGCATTGCGACCGCACCCGGCAGAGCAAGGTTCTGGAGGCCGCTCTGGCCCTCTCCCGCGCGCTGGAGGATGATGGAGAAGTCAGCCCCGGCGAAGTGCGCGACAATCTGCCGCAACTGGAAGCCGCCCGCGATGCGCTGGACGAGCTTATCCGTCGCCGGGTGCAGCGGGCATGAACATGGCCGAAGCGATCAGCATCGCCGCCTCGAAAGAGCGCGCCAAACCCGTCCTCACACCGCGCGAGCAGTCGGTCTACAATGTCCTGGCATCGGCTCAGGGGCGGTATATCCGCTCAGACGTGATCCGCGACAGGGTTATGCCGGGCCTGCACATTCGCAATGTGCGCAAGACCGTCTGGCTTATGCGCCGCAAGGGCCTTCGGATCGAGGCAAGCGGCAACGGCAACCACTCCAAGGGCTTTCGCCTGGTGGAGGCCGCATGAGCGAACTGATCCTCCGGCGCTCCATGTGCCTCACCCCTCACGCCTTCGACATCATCCGCAAGGAGTGGCGGCGGGAGCAGCGGGCCAAGTTCTTCCGCCCCGCCCGCGATGGGCTGGGCCGCTTTCAACACAGGAGAATATGAATGTCTGAAGGCAACGTCGCCGCCGAACAATTGCGCCTGTTTCTGGAACGTATCGAGCGTCTTGAAGAGGAAAAGAAGGGCCTCTCGGACGACATTAAGGACGTCTATCTGGAGGCCAAGGCTAACGGGTACGACACCAAAATCATGAAGCAGGTTATCCGCCTGCGCGCCATGCCTGCCCACGACCGGCAGGAGATGGAGGCCGTGCTTCAGACGTATCTCAGCGCGCTCGGGATGGAATAAGCCCGGTGCAGATCATCCTCCCCTTCCCGCCTGCAATTCTATCCGGTCACACCGGAGGGAACGGCATGGGCAAGTGGAAGAAGATCAAAGAGGTTAAGGAGCGCCGCGCCTTGGCCCTCAAGGCTGCCGCCGAGGAGATGGATGTCGTTGGCTACCGCGCGCCGGAAGCTGGCGACATCCGCATCCGCATTTCGTTCACGCCGCCTAACAATCTCGGGGATCGCGTCAACTTTGCGGGCCGCATGAAGGCGTATGTAGACGGGATCGCTGAGGCGCTTGGAGTGAACGATAAGCGGTTCCTGCCCTCGTATCATTTCTTCCCTGCTGAGAAGCCGGGGAAGGTCGTCGTGGAGGTGTCTCCGCTATGATCCTCGAACGCGCCTCCCGCGTCTCTGGCCTGTCCATAGCGGAACTTACCGGCCCCAGCCGCAAGCATCTGCCCTGCCTGGTCCGCTACGCCATCATGTCCGAGCTACGCCATCGCGGTGACAAGCTCGAATATATCGGCGCGCTGCTGAACCGCGATCATTCAACCGTGAAGAAGGGCATTCGCGAGGCAGAGGCCCTGCGTGGCAATCCGATCTTCGAGAGCATCAGGAGCGCTATCGCGTGAGTAGCGAAGCGCTCGCATGGGCCTTTAGGCAGGACATCAAGCCTTCCAGCGTCAAGTTCACGCTGGTCGCCCTATGCGAGTGCGCAAACTACAAGACGGGCCTGATTTTCCCGTCCATCGCCCACCTGTCCGACATTACCGGGCAGGACCGTAAAACGCTCATTTCCAACATCGCAGAACTGGAGCGCCGGGGCTTCATTACGGACACGGGGGAGCGCTCCGGGGCAACGAAACAGATCAAGGTATACAGTGCCACATTAGGGACCGTTCCAAATGCGGAACCATCCCAAAAACGGAACAGTTCCAAATCTCCCGCCGAACAGTACCGAAAACGGGACACGGAACCTTCTAGGGAACCTTCATCCTCAGAAGCTAAAGCTTCTTCGGAGACGCGCGCGAAAGCCGAACGGGATGTCGATCTCGTGGTTTCTGATTGGAACACCATGGCCGCAAGCGCCGGCCTCCCGACCATAACCAAGCTCACCGACAAGCGCCGCCGTGCCTGCCTTGCCCGCATCCGGGAGGACGGGCTGGAGGCGATCGGCAGCGCAATCGAGCGAATACCCCGAAGTCCGTTCCTGACCGGCCAGACCAAGGACTGGCGGGCCGACTTCGAATTTTTCCTCCGTCCCGACAGCATCACCAAGATCAACGAGGGCAAATATGACCGATCAACACCACGACCAGTTCAGCAAAGCGCCCCGGACGGACGCAGCATGGGACGAACAGAAGCGGCAGCGCGTGAAGCTCTTGCGCGCCTCGCTGGAGGCGGAAATCGAGGCGCTGGAGGCCAAGCTGGCGCCGCGCTCGATAGAGGAAATCATGGCGGCGCTCTCGCGTTGCCTGACCCTGACGGCCCCTACCGGCATGTCGCAGGACGATAGGCTGGAATGGCTGACGATCGCTGCGCCGGAACTGGCCGACCTGCCAAGCATGTTGTTCGATGACGCCTGCGCCCACGCCCGCCGCACCTGCGATCACCCGGCGAAGATCATCCCGGCCATCCTGAAATACGAGCCTGCCCATTACTGGATGGGACCGGATCAGGCCCGGAAGCACCTTGCGGAAGCCAAGGCCAAGCTCGCCAACATCGACGCACCCCGCCTGGAGCAGAAGGTAGACGAAACGGAAAAGCATGAAGTCGGCAGCGGCATGAAAGACCTGCTCCGCGACCTCATGAAGAACGCGGAGGCCAGCCTGTGACCCCCACCAATCCCGTTATCATCGGAAAGGCTACCCTCTACCTGGGGGATTGCCGGGATATTCTGCCGACGCTGTCCAAGGTTGACGCGGTGGTGACTGATCCGCCTTACGGCATCAACAAGGACGGTCAGGCTCGCACGACAGGCGGAAATGGCGGCAGGAAGGCGCATGAGTTCCTTGGGTGGGACGCTGAGCGCCCCAACCGCGAAATCTTCGACGCGATCACTGCCTTGACGAAGGATGTTATCATCTGGGGCGGAAACTATTTCGCGGATGTGTTGCCTGCGACCGGCAAGTGGCTGGTCTGGGACAAGGGGCAGCGGATCAATCAGTCGGACGGCGAGCTTGCGTGGACGAGTTATAGCGGCGCGCTGCGCATTAAGGTCATGAACCGCGTCGAACTGCTGATGGACGGCACCGATCACCCGACGCAGAAGCCTATCAAGCTGATGAAATGGTGCATCGAGCAGCTTCGCGGCGACCCCGAAACCATCCTCGACCCCTTCATGGGCAGCGGCACCACCGGCGTTGCGGCCGTCCAGACGGGCCGCAGCTTCATCGGCATAGAGCGCGAGCCGAAGTATTTCGAAATCGCCTGCAAGCGCATCGAGGACGCCCAGCGTCAGGGTGACATGTTCATCGGAGCGGCAGCATGACATGCGCCGCAACAACACGCTCTCCCCGCCGACCGCATACATTTGCTGGCTTCTCGAACGCGACCGCACCCGCATCGAAGCCACAAGGGAAAGCCGCCGCCTCGGACTACGGGATGAGGTGGGGAGGTATTACTGGAGCAGTGTTCGGAGGAGGTGAGTGATGGACCCGCACGTCAGCCAGCACGCCATCGCCCGTTATCAGCAGCGGGTTGAATATGTGCATAGCTCGATCGTGATTGAGAGGCTGACGACGCCCACGATCCGCAAGGCGATCGAGTTTGGCGCCGGCTGCGTGCTGCTGGGGTCAGGTCACAGGGTCGTGATCAAGGGCTTTACCATCGTCACGGTCAAGCCGCCGCGAGTGCCAAGGAAGTGGAAGGGGGCGTAATGGTAGGGAAGGCGCGTTTTACCCCGGAGGAGCAGCGGGAAAAGGCTCGCGTTTATGCGGCTCGATACCATGCCGAGAACCGGGAGAACTGCCTCGCGAAAATGCGCGAACGCAATGCCCGCTATTATGAGCGGAACAAGGAGCGCTTGAAGGCTGCGGCCCTCAAATATCAGGGAGAGAACGGGGAGAAGCGCAACCGCTACAAGGCTGATTGGAACAAGCGGAAGAAGGAAAGTTGTCCGCAGTTCGCGGCGCAAACAATGATGCGCAAGTTGCTCGCACGAACATGCGAGCGGATCAAGATGAGCCGCCGCCAGATCGGGAAGACCATCGACGCGCTCGGTTATACCGCTGATGAGTTTCGCGCCCATATCGAGGCGCAGTTTCAGGATGGTATGACCTGGGGAAACCATGGGCAGTGGCATGTCGATCATATCCACCCTCTGTCGAAATTCGACCTGACCGATCCAGAGCAGAGGAGAGAGGCAAACGCTCTGGCTAATCTGCAGCCCCTGTGGGCTGCGGAAAATATGTCCAAGGGGGCAAGGACCACATGAGCGAGCCTAAAAAAATACAGAATACGGGAAATCGTGGGAAAGGCAGGCCGAAAGGTGCTGTCAACAAAATCACGGCGGACGTTCGCGCGCTCGCGCAAGAATATGGTGCGCAGGCCATCGCGACCTTGGCGGAGATCATGGGCGATGACGATCAGCCGGCACCCGCCCGCGTCTCTGCCGCAAAGGAGATACTGGATCGCGCCTACGGCAAGTCGCCGCAACCCATCACGGACGGCGAAGGCGGCAGCCTGGCCGATAGTGTCGCCAAGCTGATCGAGGCGCTGCCATCTTGAGAACCGGCAATCTCTCCTTGGATCGCCAATTGGCGCGCTGGTATCCGCTCAAGGATCATGATGTGCAACTCGCGCTGGTCGATGCGGTGCCGAGCGGGGTCCGCTTTCCGCTCGTCCCTGCTGGGCGGCGATCGGGCAAGACCGAGCGGTTCAAGCGATTCCTTGTCAAGCAGGCGAACCGCGTGCCCGGCCCCTATTTTGCCGCCGCGCCAACGCACGACCAGGCGAAGAAGATATTCTGGGACGACCTGAAAGCCTTTTCCCTGTCCCTCACGCACAAGCGGCGTCCGTCCGAAAGCGACCGGATCATCTTCATGGATAGCGGCGCGGAAATCCATGTCATCGGCTTGGACAAGCCCCAGCGCATCGAGGGTATCCCGTGGAAGGGTGGCGGGATTGACGAGTTTGCGGACGTAAAGCCGGACGCGTGGGAGGCAAACATCCTGCCCGCGCTCAACACCGTGAACCCGTCCGAGCCTGACTATCGCGCCTGGTGCTGGTTGCTAGGCGTTCCAGACGGCCTCAACCATTATTACGATCTCTGCACCAAGGCGGATACGGGCGCGGACCCGAACTTCCGTGTCTATCACTGGAAGTCGGCGGAAATCCTGCCCGATGATGTGATGGACGCAATGCGCCGGGCCATGTCCGCGCGCCAGTTTCGCCAGGAGTTCGAAGCCAGTTTCGAGACGGCATCGGGCCGCATCTACGAGGATTACGGCAAGGACAATCACACGTCCGAGACAATCCAGCCTCACGAACAACTGCGCTGGTATCACGACTTCAACTTTACCCCGCTGTCATCCGGCATTGGAGTGGTGCGGGGCAAGGATGTTTATTGCCTGGAAGAGATCGTGCTGACTTCCGCCGTCGCGCGTCAATCGGCACTGGAATTTGTGGACCGCTACAAGGACCACAAGAACCGGCATGTCCTGATCTATGGCGATCCCAACGGCAAGGACGGCGAGAAGCACGGTCAGATGTCCGACTATCTCGAAATGGAAAAGGTGCTGCGCGATCATAGCTGGACTTCTTCGCGGCGCGTAAAGCCTTCGACAGTATCGATCAAGGACGGTCAAAATGCTGTTCGTGCGAAGATAAGAAATGCTGCCGATGAGGTATCTTTGTTTGTAAATGTTGCAAAAGCACCGTATACTCACAAGGCTTTAGCTACGGGGCAGCTAAAGAAGGGGTCAACTTTCATCGAAGAAGATAGCGAGTATCAGCACATCGGAACGGCTGTACGTTATTTTGTAGATTATGAGTTCCCTGTGAGAGGCCAGGGCATGCAGCGGGTTTCTATTGGGGGTATATAATATGACCGGGGTTCGCACTACACATAAGGATTATGACGCGCTCTCGCCCAAGGTGAAGCGCTGCCGCGACATCATCGCTGGCGAGGATGCTGTTCATGCTGCCGGGGAAACCTATCTCCCCAAGCTGCAAGACGAAACGGACTCCGGCTACAAGAAGCGGCTCGATCGCTCGGATTTCTTCAATGCAAGCTGGCGTACCATTGCCGGTCTCAAGGGCATGGCCTTCCGGAAGGCGCCGACCGTCACCGTTCCCGATGGGCTGAAACCCTTGCTCGATGACGTGACCATGGCCGGGGTGCGGCTTGACGCGCTCGCTGGATCGATCGTGGAGGACGTACTGAGTGTCGGGCGCATTGGCCTGCTGGTTGATCACCCGCCTCGTCCCGCCAATGTGGAGGCAATCACGGTCAATGCGGCGCAGGCAATGGGGCTGCGTCCGATGATGCAGGTCTATCCCACCGAGAGCGTCATCAACTGGCGCTTTGCCCGCATCAACAATCAATGGACCCTTGCGCTGGTCGTCCTCAAGGAAAGCGCGAACGTCAGCGAGGACGAGTTCGAGGAAAAGGTGGAAGATCGCTTCCGCGTCCTTGACCTGATCCCCAACGCGCTCGGGGAATGGACCTATCGTCAGCGCCTGTTCCGCATCAACGACAAGGGTGAGGATGAGCAGATCGGGGATGACATATTCCCGCTCATGAACAGCAAGACGCTGCCCTATATCCCGTTCCGCATCGTCTCGGCTTGCGGCACGGCTGATGGCGTGGACGATCCGCCGCTCATCGACCTGATCGACGCGAACAAGGCGCATTACCAGGTCAACAGCGACTATCGCCATGGGCTGCACTTCACCGGCCTGCCCACGCCCTATGTGACGGGCTATCAGCAAGACCCCGCCGCCCCTGACAGTTTCTACATCGGCTCATCGGCTGCATGGGTGTTCGCGCAGCCAGAGGCGAAGGTCGGCTTTCTGGAGTTCACCGGCCAAGGCCTCGGCGCGATGGAGAAGGCGCTGGAGAAGCTGGAGCGGCGCATGGCTGTTCTCGGCGCCCGCATGCTCGCGGACGAAACGCAGGCCGCAGCCGAAACCCTTGGCGGCACGCAGATCAAGCGCGCGGGCGAGAATAGCATCCTTGCCGATATCGTGATCAGCGTGTCCGAAGCGATCGAATGGGCGTTGCGCATCTTCGCCGAATGGGCGGGGGTGAGCGGCGAGATCAGTTATTCAATCAATAGAGAATTCCTGCCCGTCATGCTGGACGCGCAGCAGCTTACCGCGCTGGTCGGCGCATGGCAGCAGGGGGCCTTGTCTGAGGGCGAACTGTTCGAGAACCTGAAGCGCGGCGACGTGATCGACAGCGCCAAGACGCTGGACGAGCATCAGGAGGAAGTGGGGCAAGGCGGGCCGGCGCGGCCTGCAAAACCGGGGCTGGCTGCGTGACCCCCGCCCCGCCCCGCCTCTCCTTGAACGGCGAGCATGGCTTCCCGTCCGACGATCGCATTTCCGCTGTCGTGAAAGTGTCGGTGGATGGCGATCTGCTCCGCTCGGTCATCGCCTATGACGTGATCGATGGCTGGGTGGACGTGATCGCGATCGATGACGCTGGCAAGCCCCTGAGCCATGCCCAGCAATGGGTGACGCGCCGGGTGCATGGCGATGTGCGGGCGGTGCTGCCGTGAGCCGCTATTACGTCCAGCCTCGCGCCCACCGCCCCCGTTCAATGGATTGGGAGCCGATCGGCAATGCCTGGCTGGTGCCGATGGTGGCCGACCATGAGGCGACCGATACCGGCCTGGTTGACCAGAACGGCGATCCCATCATGCGCGCGCCCAATGAGATGGGTTTTGTCTGGAGCGAGGGCGCATGAGCGAAATAGAGCTACAGGACGCCATTCTCCGGCACGCCCTTGAGCTACAGCGCCTCAGTGCCAATGAGGAAGCGCGCACCATCGCTATCCTCATGGCGCTGGAGGATGAACTCAAGCAGTTGATCGCCTCCCGCACGCTTGGGGATGCGACCAAGAAACAGATCGAAGCGCTGATCGATGACGCGCAGTCCGCAATCGGCGCCCGCTATGCCGAAGTCGCCACGTCGATGGATAGCCGCGCACTTGTCCTGCTGGTGGCCGATCGCACGGTGGAGGCGATGCAGGAGGCCTTTCCTGAAGTCACCCTGCCCACCCGCGAGACGCTTGAAAGCCTGTCCAAGGACGTGATGATCGACGGCGCCCCGGCGTCCGACTGGTGGGACAAGCAGGCCGAGGATACCGCGTTCAAGTTCGCCGCGCAGGTGCGGCAGGGCGTCATCAACGGCGAGGCACAGGAGCGCATCGTTGCCCGCATCGTCGGGCGCAATGGCGAACCGGGCATCATGGAGGTGAGCCGCCGCAATGCCCGCGCGCTTGTCCATAGCGCCGTGATGTCCGCAGCGAACAGCGCAAGGCTCGCGACCTACCGCAAGAACAGCAAATTCACCGCTGGCATCCGCTGGCTTTCGACGCTCGATAGCCACACTTGCCTGACCTGTGCCGCGCTCGACGGCGCATCCTGGGATTTGGACGGCGAACCGATCAAGGGCACCAGCCTCGATCTGCGCTTCCCGCCCGCCCACTGGAACTGCCGCTGCGTTCTCTCACCGGTTCCCAAGGGGTTGAACGATATCTTTGGCGCCGGCATAGACGAGATGATCGCCGCCAAGTCCATGCGCGCCAGCAAGGACGGGCCGGTTGCCAATCAGAATTTCAACGACTTCCTCAAGCGTCAATCACCCGAGTTCATAGAACGGGTGCTGGGTGTAAAGCGGGCTGAGCTTTACCGACAGGGGAAACTCAGTTTGCGTGATTTGGTGAGCGGCACGGGCCGACCGCTTACCCTGGATGAGCTACGGGCCGCATAATCGGGGAGCAAGAACATGAGTGAAGTTGATCTCAATTCGCAGGCTGTCAAGGACGCCATCGCCGCCGCTGTTGACGAAGCCGTCTCGGGCCTCAAGTCCAAGAACGCCGAACTGATCGCCGCAAACAAGGAACTGAAGAAGGGGCAGGAGATCAAGCCCGAGCATCTGGAGGCGGCAGAGGAAGCGCGCGACAAGGCGCTGGCTGATCTGGCTGCTGCGCAGACCCAGATCAAGACGCTGACGACAGACCGCGACAAGGCGGTCAAGGCATTGGAGAGTGAGAGCGGCTTCACGACCAAACTGCTGGTCGAAAACGGCCTGCGGGATGCGCTGGTTGCCAATGGCGTCACCAACGGCGTCCACCAGAAGGCGGCCATGGCGATGCTGGCTGGCGGCGTGCAGATCGCGACCGAAGGAGATGCGCGGGTTGCCAAGGTGGGCGACAAGAGCCTGGCCGATTTCGTGAAGGAGTGGGCTTCCGGCGACGAGGGTAAGCATTTCGTCGCGGCGCCGGCAAACGGTGGCGGCGGGGCTGGCGGCGGCTCCGGTTCTGGTGGCGGAAAGGCCGTGACCCGCGCGCAGTTTGACGGCATGGATCACGGCGCGCGGCAGGCCTTCTTCAAGGATGGCGGCAAGGTCGTGGACGCGGCGGCTTGATCGCTTTCGTGAATCTGTAGAAGCCAACAGATTCAGACAGTTCATTAGTCCCGGCATCACAGCGCGATATGATGCCGGGACTATGAAAATCCTGCCCTTGCTGCTGTTCGCTGCCATCATGATCTTTGGTTCGGTCTATGTGGTGAACCTCCTTGCGGAAGAGGCGAACGCAGCTTTCGAGATCGTCAAACTCGATCACAGATGAACATGTTGACGGATTCGCCGATTTGAGCGATAGTCCGTCATCGAAGGCGATCAGGTTGCGCTTCACTCCGGTCTAGGACCGAACCCGCTAGAGCAGGCAAGGCCGCTCGCGGTTTCCCCGATCCAAGAAACCGGAGTTTCCAACGTGGCAAACACGCTCACCGATCTCATCCCCGACCTCTACGAAGCCCTTGACGTGGTTTCGCGTGAGGCGACCGGCTTTATCTCGGCAGTCAACCGCAACTCGAATGCCGAGCGCGCCGCTGTCAACCAGACTGTTCGCGTGCCGATCACCCCGGCTGCGACGACCGCCAACAGCACGCCTGGCGTCAACGCGCCCGACACGGGCGATCAGACCATCGACAATGTTGATGTGACGATCAGCAAGTCCAAGCATGTCCCGGTTCGCTTCAACGGCGAGGAAACCAAGGGCCTCCAGAGCGCCGGCACCTTCTCCAGCATCCGCGCTGATCGCTTCTATCAGGCGATGCGCGCGCTGGTGAACGAGATCGAGAGCGATATCTGGCTGGAAGCCTACAAGCGCTCCTCACGCGCCTACGGCACCGCTGGCACCACGCCGTTCGGCACTGCTGCCGACATGTCGGACTTCGCGGGCGTCCTGCGCATTCTGGAAGAGAATGGCGCGCCCAAGAACGACCTCCAGCTTGCGCTCGGCCATGCTGCCATCGCCAATCTTCGCGGCAAGCAGTCGGGCCTGTTCAAGGTCAACGAAGCCGGCACCAGCGACATGCTGCGCAACGGCATGACCGACCGCATCATGGGCATGGCGCTGCGTCATTCTGATGCCATCTCGGTCCACACCAAGGGCACGGGCGCCAGCTACCTGCTGAACGACGCGACCAGCGAGGCGGGTGACACCTCCATCGCGGTTGACACTGGCTCGGGCACGATCCTCGCGGGCGATGTCGTCACCTTTGCCGGCACCTCGGACAAATATGTCGTCAACTCGGCACTGTCTGGCGGTTCGTTCGGCATCGGCAAGCCCGGTTTGCAGGTGGGTGAAACCGACAATGACGCGGTGACGCTGGGCAACAGCTACACGCCGAACCTCGCCTTTGCCCGTTCGGCCATCGTTCTGGCGACCCGCGCGCCGGCCATGCCGGAAGGCGGCGACTCCGCGTCCGACACTGTGCAGGTGCAGGACCCGATCAGTGGCCTGACGTTCGAGATCGCGCTCTACAAGCAGTTCTTGCAGAACGTCTATCACGTCCGCCTCGCCTGGGGCCAGCGGGCGATCAAGCCCGAACACATCGCCACCCTGATCGGCTGATGAAAGCGGGGCCGGGGGAAACCTCGGCCCTTCTTCAAGGGGGAGATTCCATGTCCACCATCCTCATGAAGCGAGACGCCTCCCACCCCGCGCCGCACACGGCTGATGTGCATGTCGATGAGGTGGAGAATTACCGCGCTGCCGGCTTCGAACCGGCTGATCCGCTCGACCATGACGGCGACGGCAAGGCTGGCGGTTCCCTCAAGGGCGAGCGCGCAACCCGCACCCGCAAGAAGGCTGGCTAACCGATGGCGCTTGTTGTTGAAACTGGCGAAGGGCTGAGCAACAGCGAAAGCTACATCTCCGTAGCTGCCGCTGATGCGCGCCATACCGCCTTCGGCAACAGCGCATGGACCGGCGAGGATGCGGTCAAGGAAGCCGCCCTGCGCCGCGCCACTGCCTATATCGAGCAGGCCTACCGCACCCGCTGGACCGGGCAGCGCAAGACGCAGAGCCAAGCCCTTAGCTGGCCGCGCTACGATGTGATCGTTGACGGCTGTTTCATCGCCTCCGATAGCGTCCCGTCCGATATCGCCAACGCCTGCGCCGATCTGGCGCTGCGGGCGCTCTCTGCTGACCTGGCGGAAGATACGACCCGCGCCGTGATCCGCGAGAAGGTCGGCCCCCTCGAAACCGAATATGATCCGAACAGCCCACAGGGCACGCGCTATCGGGCTATTGATGCGATGCTGGCGCCCTATCTGGCCGGAGGGGGCGCGTCCGTGCGCCTGATCCGCGCATGACGGTGGCGCAGCGTCTTTCCGCAGATCGCATGATCGAAGCCAAGGGGCAGGCCGTGACGCTCACACGGCAGGCAAGCGGGGCCTACGACCCTGCAACCGGGTCCGCTTCGGTCACCACGACCACGCAAGCTGGAAAGGTGGTGATCCTTCCGTTCGGGGCAGGACTGCGCAAGCTCGCCGGGGAGAATATCTCGCAGGCCGACCGCCAGTGCACCCTTTCCGCGCTCAACAACGCCGGAGCCGCCCTCACCCCGCCCGAGGTCAACGACACGCTCACCGACGCGTCGGGCAATGTGTGGACGATCATCGAGAGCTCACCGCTGGCGCCGGCGGGGCTTGATATCCTCTATGAGCTGACGATCCGGGGGAGCGAATGACCTTCGCCCTCGATCTCCAGAAATTCGCGCAGAAGGCCAAGGACCAGGCTGATGACGCTGTTGGGCGCATCGTCGTGGCTGTCGCCGCTGAATTGGACAAGCGCTCACCAGTGGGGGACGGCTCCTATTGGAAGACCAAGCCGCCTGCCGGATATGTTGGGGGGCATTTTCGGGGGAACTGGCAGCTTGGTATAGGCTCGCTCCCCACTGGTGAGAAACCGGGGGCGGACCCTGCCGGCGATAAGACACAAGCCGCGATCGTGGCTGCCGTTCCCGAAGATGCGGCAGGCCGAGTCTTCTATCTGGCGAACAACGCGCCCTATGCGCTGCGGATCGAGGATGGCTGGTCGCGGCAGGCTCCCACTGGCTTGGTCGGCCTTACCCGCGTGATGTTTCAGGAGATCGTGGACGAAGCTGTCAGGGGAGCGCAGGCATGAGCATCGCCCTCATTCGCGCCGCTCTGGAAAGCGCCCTTTCCGGCATGACGCCGCCGCTCGCCACGGCATGGGAGAATGCTCCCTATACGCCCGTCGCCGGCACGCCCTACCAAGCCGTGTTCCTGCTGATGGCGCGCCCCGGAAAGATGGACATGGGCCAGCAGATGCGCCGCGAACAGGGCATGTTTAAGGTCGTGCTGCGCTATCCGCTGAACGCCGGCCCCGCTGCCGCGCAGGCGCGTGCCGAACTGATCCGCTCCACCTTCTACGCTGGCCGCGCCCTTACCGCGTCCGGTGTGACCGTCACCATCGACGGAACTCCTGAGATCGCTCCGGCAGCGGTCGATGGCGACCGATACGCCATGCCGGTCAACGTCTTTTTCTATTCGAACATCGGGGGTTAAGCCATGACTGTCGCACAGGGCATCAACAAGACCATCGCCTACAAGAAGCAGACCGCGCTGGGTTCTGCGGCATCCGGCTCTGGCGGCACCTATCTGCGCCGCGTCACCGCTGCCTTGAACGTCACCAAGGACAGCTACGAGAATAACGAGATCGTCAGCCACCAGCAGGGCACTGGCATGACGCACGGCATCGCCAAGTCTGGCGGCACGCTCAACGGTCTGCTGTCTGGCACATCCTGGATGCCCTTCCTCGGCTCGCTGCTGCGCAAGGACCCGGCTGCGACCTCGGCTATCTCCTCACTGAGCCTCACCATCGCGGCATCGGCGCCGAACTACACCATCACGCGCGGTTCGGGCGACTTCCTGACGGGCGGGGTCAAGATCGGTGACGTGATCCAGTTGTCGGGCGGCTCGCTCGCTGCGGGTAACGTGGCGAAAAATCTTGTCGTGGTCGGCGTTACCGCCACGGTGCTGACGGTCAACGTGCTGAACTATGGAGGCACGCTGACGGCGGAAGGCCCGATCGCTTCCTGCACCGTCACCGTCATGGGCAAGAAGTCCTGGGTGCCGACGACCGGTCACACCAACGACTATTACACCTTCGAGGAATATTTCTCTGACCTGACCCGCTCGCGCGTCTATCCAGACGTGCAGATCGCGCAGGCGGATATCTCCATGCCCGCAACCGGCAATGTGACGATCAACCACACGCTGGTCGGTCTCGGCGCCGTCACCAAGAGTGGCACGCAGTCGCTCACCTCGCCCACCGCCGCCCCTTCGACCGAAGTGTTCGGCTCGGTGGCTGGCGCGGTTTATGTCGGCGGCACGCGCTACGGCACGATCACGTCGATGAGCCTCCAGATCAACGGCAACACCACGCAGGGTGAAGCCACGGTTGGCTCCAACGTCGCATCGGACACGCAGCGCGGACGCGTCACCGTCACCGGCTCTTTTACCGCCCTGTTTGACGGTGAGACGTTGGCGACCGTGTTCGATCAGGAAACCACCACCTCGCTGATCATGGTGCTGGCTGACGCCCGCACCGACGCCGCCAATACCATGGCGTTCGTCATGAGCCGAGTGAAGTTGTCGAGCGATGACAATGACGACGGCGAGAAGCAGATCGTTGGCACCTACAATTTTACCGCCTCCTACAACGGCAGCGGCGGGGCGGCACTCGCCAATCACGCCACCATCATCAGCGTGCAGGACTCGCAGGCCGCTTAACAGCTTGGGCGGGAAGGCGCCCTCACCTCGTTTGGCGGGTGCCTCTCCCGCTCGCCAAACACCCGGAGAGAAACATGGAAACCGATTTCGACCTCGCAGCACTGGACACAACCGCAGCTTGCAACAAGCCGCATGAATTTGAACTGACGCACCCGGTTTCTGGCGCCGGCTTGGGTGTGTTCTGGTCGATCCTCGGAAAAGACAGCACCGCCTACCGCGCCAAGGTCCGCGCCTTTGCCGACCAATCCCTGCGCGGCGGCAATCAGAAAACCTCGCTGGATGATCTGGAGGCCCGCAATGTCGATGCGCTGGCGGCGGCGACGGTGGGTTGGCGCTCGACCAAGGCGGGTGACGGGAAGGTGATCCTCGGCGGTGAAGCGCTGGAGTTCAACGCGGCCAATGTCCGCAAGGTTCTCTCCGCAATCGAGCCGATCCGGGATCAGGTTCAGGCGCAGGTCAACGACCTGGGAAACTTCATGAAGGGCTGATCGCCGGGTTCGCGGCCTATGCCGCAGACCAGTTCGCGCTCAGCCAGCGGCAGGACGATGGACAGAGTTTGAGAGAGCATTTGGTGGCTTACGAGGAACGGACAGGACGGCAGCATGAAAGGATGGCAAACGCAGCCACCCTTCCGCCTGCCTGCGTCCACCTGTGGGCCGACTTCCTTGAACTGCACGAAAGCCGGGGATCGAACGGCTTTGCTCCGCTGCGGATCGGATTTGTCGAGATTGACGCATGGCAGAGGGTGAACGGGGTTCGCCTGCCCTACTGGCAGATCAGGGCCATTCGCGCGGCTGATGACGCCTATTTCGTGAGCCGGGAGGTGAAGCAGTGACCGATCTTGCCACCCTCGGGATGAAGATCGACAGCAGCGAGGTTAAGACCGGCGTTGCGGAACTGGACCGACTGACGGACGCGGGCACGAAGGCAGAGAAGGTCATCGATCGCCTTGGCGATGAAGCCGCGCAATCGGGCAAGCAGATCAAGGGCGCAGCGGAACAGGCGGCGGACCTTGCCGCGCAGGTGCAGCGCATGGCCGGCATTTCTACAGGAGCCTCCTCCAATCTGGAAAAGACGGCGGGCGCTTCCAAACTGGCGGCACACCACGTTCAGAACCTTGCCTTCCAGTTCAACGACCTCGCTGTCCAAATCGCATCGGGCAGCAACCCCCTGATTGCGTTCGTTCAGCAAGGTTCGCAGATCGGTCAGATTGCGTCTCAGGCGGGGATTGGCCTTGGCGGCATGGCGAAAGAGGTGGCCGGCATGGTTGGCCGCTTCGCACTGGCGCATCCTGCTCTGCTCGCTGTCACGGCTGCGGTTGGCGCGGGAACATTGGCGTTCAAAGGCTTTACCGACAAGCTGGAAAACAAGGCGCCGGTTGACGACTATATCAAATCTCTCGGCCTAACTGCGGAGGAAGCGAAGAAGCTCGAAGATGCCCATGTGACCCTTGGCGATGCAGCCGGCGCGGCGTGGGACATGATCAAGGAAGCGCTCGGCCTTGATGATGTGTTCAAAACGCTCAGGGGCTGGGTGAGTGATGCGGCCAAGTATCTCTACGGCCAGTTCAAGGACGCCACTTCCTCGGTCTATGCCGCCTTCGCCGCAACCTATGATAATATCGGGTTGATCTGGAAAAACCTGCCAGCGCTGCTGGGGGATGCTGTCAGGCTGGCAGCCAACAAGGTGATCGAATCCCTAGAGGGCATTGTGAATGGAGCGATCGGCGCCTTCAACATGCTCGCCAAAGCGTCAAACTCTGCGTTTGGAACCAGCTTTACGATGGCGGCGAAGGTCGATCTGTCGGCCTACAAGGTCCAATATAGCGCGGCGGGCACAGCGGCAGCGGCGGCATGGTCCGACAGCTTCGGCAGGCGCAAGGCGCAGGCCATGGGCGCCTTCGACGAACTGGAGGACCGGGCCATCGGGCGACGTAACGCGCGCCTGAAGGATCAAGCCGACGAACTGATCAAGGACCGGCGCGGGAAGGCGAGCAAGGCCGCAAAGGATCAGGCCGATGAAGAGGCGAAACTAGCCAAATGGGTGGAGGACACCCGCGCGCAGGCGATGGGCAATGTCTGGAAGCTTGAGCAGGACATGATCAAGCGGCAGCAGGAGTGGGGCAAGGATCAGGCCACAGTTGGTGAAACCATGATCCAGCAGGCGAAGGACCTGGCCGCACTGGAGGACGCCCGCGCGGACGGGGCGCGGCGCATCCTCGAATATTATCTGCGCCAACTCGACGTAATCAGTCAGATGGGCGGTGCGCTGGGCGGTGTCGCTGGCGTGGTCGCAGGCATCTTGGACGGCGGAAACTTCGCGGGCCTGGGCGGGAAGTTCGGGCAATTCATGAACCTGCTCGGCAGATCTGTTGGCGATGAGGGCTGGAAGTCGATCACCAAGAAACTCGATCAGATTTTTGGTGGTGAAGGCCAGTTTGCCAAAACCATGACCTCGGTTCTCCAAAACGCTGGCATCGGCGCTGCTGCATCGTCGCTGGTGTTCGGCAGCAAGGGGAGTAGCCTTGGCTCCGAGATCGGCGGCGCAATCGGGGGCAAGCTGGGCGAAAAGTTCCTCGCCAAGGGAATGGAGAGCATAGCTAAAGGGCTTGGCGATTTTGCCGGCCCACTCGGCTCTGTTCTCGGCGGCGTGCTGGGTGGTGTTCTAGGCGGGTTGTTCAAAAAGGTAAAATGGGGGGCGGTCGATCTGTCCGCTTCCGGCGTCGGCATGGCACGAGGCAATTCTGGCGCGGCGGAAAAGGCCGCCGTCTCGATGGGCGAGAATGTCCTTTCCTCCCTCAACCAGATCGCAGAGGCCTTCAATGGCAGCTTGGGCGACTTCGGCAACATCACCATCGGCCAGCGGCACGGCGACTGGCGCGTCAATACCACGGGCACCAGCCTGAAAACGGCGATGGGCGCGATGGAGTTCAACGATGACGCCCAGGGCGCGATTGCCTTCGCCATTCAGACTGCGATCGAACGCGGCGCCATCACCGGCATCCGCGCATCGACGCAGAAACTGTTGCAGTCCGCGGGCGATCTTCAGACCAAGCTTTCCAAGGCGCTGTCGTTCGAACAGGTGTTCACCGATCTTAAGGCGCGGCTTGATCCTACGGGGGCGGCTCTCGACGCCCTGACGCGCAAGTTCGATGATCTGCGCGGCATCTTCAAGGATGCCGGAGCCACTACCGAGGAATATGCCCAACTGGAGCAGCTTTTAGCCCTCCAGCGCAAGGACATATTGGACGAAGCGGCTAAGGAGGCGCTCGACAAGCTCAACGAGCAGCGCAGCCTTGAGGTGCGGCTGCTGGAGGCGCAGGGGAAGGCTGCGGAAGCGGCCATGCTCCAGCGCGAGATCGAACTGTCGCAGACCAAGGACGAGCTTAAGCCGCTGATGATGCAGGTTCAGGCTGCGGAGGCTGCGGCTGACGCGATGGCCGAGGTCACAGCCAAGCTCAAATCCCTGACCGACAGCCTCAAGGCCTATCGCGATGAACTGGACGGCGGCGCGGGTGGCCCCACCTACCGGCAGGCGATGGCGAAGCTGATGGCGACCGGGGGGCTTGCCGCTGCCGGCGACATGACCGCGATGGAGAACCTGACCGGGGTAAGCCGCGACTTCCTTGCTCTGTCGAAGGACAACGCCTCCACGGCGCAGCAGTATAACCGGGATATCGCGCTGGTGCGGGCCTATCTCGACCAGGCGATCAGCGCGGCGGGCGGCGAGGTGACGGCTCCCGCGCCTACGGTCATTTCCGGCAGTTCGGCGGCGGTGGACGCCACCCAATCGGCAGCGACCACGCAGCAGAGCATGGCGTCGGAAATCCGCGCGCTGCGGGAGGAAAATCGGGTCATGCAGACCAAGCTGGTGGAAACCCAGAACATGGCCCTGCGCATCCTTCAGCGGTGGGAAGGCGACGGCATGCTGGTGCGCGGCGAAACCGACAGCCCGGTCTATGTGGAGGTGCTGCCGTGAAGATCATCCGGCCCTCCACGCTCGACAGCAGCAACCTCGTTTCCTCCACCGTTCCAGAAGTGGCGCCTGCGGCCTATGACGCGGGCACGACCTACGCGGCTGGCACTCAGGTTTCGGTGTTCACCGGCACGGTCGCCAGCGTCTATGAGAGCCTCCAGAACAGCAACACCGGCCACACACCGGCATCCTCTCCCCTGTGGTGGGACTATCTTGGCGCGACCTATGCCAGCTATTCCGGGGGCACGACCTACGCGCTTGGCGATATCGTCATCGATCCCACGACGCACCATGAGTTCGAAAGCCTGCAAGCGGGCAACACGGGCCACGCGCTGACCGACGCCGCATGGTGGAGCGACCTCGGCGCGGACAACCGCTACCGCATGTTCGACCTGTCGAACACCTCGCAGACCTCCGCCCCTCAAGGGATCACCATCGTTGCGCAGATGCAGGGTCGCACCGATAGCGTGGCGCTGCTCAATATCGTCGCGGCATCGGTCCAGATCATCGCCCGCTACACCGGGATCATCGTATTTGATCAGACCTATGACCTGATTTCGGACAGCGGCGTCACCAACTGGTACGAATATTTCTTCGAGCCGATCGTCCGCAAGGGTGACCTGATCGTCACCGACCTACCCCTGTACGCGGACATGGAGATCACGGTGATCATCAACGAGCCGACCGGCACGGCACAGGTGGGAACCTGCGTGATCGGCCTGTCGCGTGATCTTGGCAACCTGCTTTATGGCGCCCGCGTCGGGATACAGGACTATAGCCGCAAGGTCGCGGACGACTTCGGCAACTGGACGATCGTGGAACGCGCCTTCTCGAAGCGGGCGGATTTCCGCATCGCCGTGGAACCGGAGAAGGTGGACGCGATCACCGCCGTCCTCGCGCTCTACCGGGCAACCCCCGTCGTCTATGTCGGGACCGAAGAGTTCAGCAGCACGATCATCTACGGCTTCTATCGGGATTTCAGCAATGAACTGACCTTCCCCTCTACTTCCTACCTGACCTTGCAAATCGAGGGCCTGACCTGATGCCGTTGCCTTCCCTCACCCCTGCCCCCGATGCGCCGGCACGGACAGACGCCCCGGATGATTTTGTCGCGAAGGCGGACGCGTTCGTCGCGTGGCTCGACAATTTCGCGGACGAGATCAACACCCTCTCGACGGCGATAAGCGTGGCGGCGGCTGCGATTGTCGATGCCACGGCGGCTGATCCCGGCTTGCTGGCGATGACGGGGAAAACCCCGGCTGCGGACAGGCTGCTTTACTTCACCGGCTCCAGCACTTCGGCGCTTGCCACCCTGACCAGCTTCGCCCGCACGCTTCTGGATGACGCGGACGCGGCAACGGCGCGATCGACGCTCGGCCTGGGCACGGCGGCGACCTCTTCTTCTGGTAGTTTCGACGCGGCGGGGACTGCGGCAGCGGCAGTCACAGCCCATGTCGGGGCAGCCGACCCGCACAGCCAATACCTATTGGACAGTCAAGCTACGGCAACAGGCCTCTCGGTCCTGGGTGCGGCGGATGCGGCGGCGGCGCGCTCGGCCATTGGCGCGGCAGCCGGCGCTTCTGCCATCAGTGGCTCCGCTAGTTCCGGCAGCGTCCAGATCGGGCCGCTCACGCTGACATGGCGCGATCACAGTTTCAGCGGCACAACGACCTACGCCTATGGCAACGGCCACGCTTATACCTCATGGGCGCGCGCCTGGATCGAGGGTGATGACGGCAGCGAGGACGTTTCCGGCAACGTCACCAGCAGCGGAACCAGCACTGCCACGGTGCGCGCTGCGTCATCCTTCTCCGGCGTCCTCTTTTCCATCGGGGTCTAAATCATGCCAGCACCGACCATCACCCCGCTACCCGACGCCCCCTCCCGCACAGAGGAGCCGGCAACCTTCGTCACCAAGGCTGACGCCTTTGTCGAAGCGCTGGAGGGACTGCCGGGAGAGATCAACGCGTTTGGGGATTATCTCGGCGGGCTGGCGCTGGAGGGCGTTGCGGGGCCGATCACCAGCACAGCGCTGGGAATGTCCACCGGCAAACTGTTGGGGCGCTCCACGGCCTCCACAGGAGCGATCGAGGAGATAACGGTAGGCACTGGCCTGTCGCTCTCTGGCGGCACGCTTTCAGCCGCGCGCACCTACCGTATCGGCTTCTTCATCACGACCGCGCCATCTGCATCAGAGGTCTTGCTGCTGCATATCGTATCGGACGCTTGCACCCTCCCGGCAAACTTCAGCACAAGCCGGGGTGCCGTTGGCGCCAACCCGGCAGGGTCCTTTGTTCTCGATGTGCAGCAGCAGGTAAACGCGACCGGCGCTTTTTCCAGCATCGGCACCATCACCATATCAACAGGCGGCGCTTTCACCTTCGCCACGACCAGCGGCACAGCCAAAAGCATCGCGGCGGGTGACGTGATCAAGGTTGTAGGCCCAGCCACGCCTGATGCATCGATCGCCAATGTGGCGGTGACATTGGTGGGAGCAATCTGACGATGCCCGTCTCTTTCGTTGGAGCCGGCTCTGCTGCCAGTGCCGACAACGCAAGCGTTTCTCCTGGCGTGCACGGCTCGACCGCAGCCGGGGATTTGATCCTGGCCGTGTGTTATGTGCGGCACGCAACGGCTACAATCGGGCTACCTGCCGGGTACACCGCCGTTTCCGGTTCTCCATTCAGTGTTTCCGGTGTGACCGGCAGATTGGCGGTTTGCTACAAGATCGCGGCAGGTGGTGAAGCGACGGCCACATTTACGGTATCTGGCGGTGCTGCCGGCGCCGACATGATCGCACAAGCCTCGACCTTTCGCGGGATCAATTCGTCGGCGCCGATCGGCATTGTCTGTCCTGCTTTCGGGGTCGCCGGCACTGATACGGATATTGGTCCGATCCGGTCGCTCGGCTATTTTCTGAGCGGCCAAGCGTGCGTCGTGATCGGTGCCCGTGCCGACGACTGGACCGGCGCCGCGACACTTTCCGGCGACGGGTTGACATGGAGCGAGATCGGGGAAACCGTTTCAACGGCCGGGAGCGATGCGGGCCTTGTCTGGGACTACGCGGTCACCGCTGCGGACGCCCTTGTCAGTGACAAGACATTCACCATCACGGGCGGCGCTGGCGCACACACAATCGGGCTGATGCTTGCCGTATCGCCATCGGGCCTTACTGATACTTATGTAACCGCGACCGGGGCGGGTTCGATCACTGCGCCGGCTGGCGCAACTTCTGTTCGGCTGGAGGCGATCGGGTCGGGCGGAACACCCTCTAACCTGGCGCTAAGCTCCGAGTGCGGGAACGGCGGCGGCGCCTACGCGCTGACTAACAGCGTGACTGTTACAGGCGGCTCCAGCACGGTTTATTACAATGTCGATGCGGGGAACGCGAACACCTCGTCATGGGCCAGAGTTGGCACCAACTCCGCACCGACAGCCGCGACTGACGGCGTGAAAGCGGATAGTGCTGACGCAGGCGTCAACTCCTCTGGCCCAATTGGCGGCGGCACCGCTGCCAACAGCGTCGGTGATGTAAAATATTCAGGCGGCAACGGTGGCGGCACATCTGCTGCGTCCAACACCGCCGGCTGCGGTGGCGGCTCCTCCGGTGGGCCGACCTCGGCAGGCAATAATGGCGGAGCGCGATCCGCTAACGTCGCTGGAGTGGGCGGCGCTGCTGTGCTGGGCGGCGGGCGTGGCGGCACCGGAGGGGTGTCGGCCAACGGAGCCGGCCAGGCTGGCGCCTTTCCTGGCGGTGGCGGCGGTGGCGGTGGCGGCGGTGGCGGCAGCGTGCCGGGCGCGGGAGCCAACGGATATGTTCGTATGAGCTTTACCGGGGGTGGCGGCGGATCATCCACGAGACGCCGCCAAATGATCGTCACCTAACCATGCCGGGGGGCAAAGAATTGGACTATCTGGGACCAGACGGGGGCAGGCTGGCAGCAGCCTTTGGCACAGGATGCGCAGCGGCGTGGGGGTTCGGTCAGATGATACTCGTCCGCCCGCTGCAAAAGCGCGTGGATGAACTGAAGTCCGACTATCAGCTTCTCAAGATCGAGTGCGAGAAACGCGAAGGGCAGCAAGCGCAGCGGATCGACAAGCTTGAAACGCTGCTCCTGCTGCATGGGCCGGCGCAACTGCGGACGCATCTGGAAGCGGCGCTGAAGGGGGAAGCGGCATGACGCTCGCCAACGCCGAAGCCTTCTTTGTCGGCGCCCGCAAGATCACCGGGCCGATTAATGCGATGCAGGTCAATATCATCAACCGGCTGCTATTCGCCGCGTCCGATTGGGGTGCGGGCTGGATGGCTTATGGGCTGGCAACCGCATGGCATGAAGCCCGCCTGATGCCGATCGAGGAATCGGGGCGCGGGAACGGTCGGCCCTATGGCAAAATCGATGCTACCGGCAAGGCTCCCTACGGGCGCGGGCTGGTTCAGTTGACCTGGGCGAAGAACTACCAGCGGGCCGACGAGGAGCTGAAGCTCAAGGGAAAACTGGCGAAGGATTACGCGCTCGCGCTCGATCCTGAGATAGCCGTCAAAATCCTCGTGCGTGGCATGTCTGCCGGCTGGTTCACCGGAAAATCGCTGGCGACCTACATCGGCAAGGGGCTGGGCACCTTCGAAGAGTTCAAGGATGCCCGCCGCATCATCAATGGCACGGACAAAGACGCGCTGATCGCAGGTCATGCCTTGAGGTTTCAGGACGCGCTTATCGCAGGGGGTTGGAAATGACCGAAGTAACGAACGCACAACTCGCCGCTGCCGCTCGGCAGATCGTTCTCGCGCTTGGCGGCTATGCCATGGGACGGGGTTGGCTCCAGGCTGACACTCTGACCGCCATCGGCACGGTCGCCGCTGTCGTGGTTCCGCTTGTGTGGGGGCAGGCCAGCACCCGCAAGCTGGCGAAGAAGTGAGCGACGTTCTGATAGCGGCGGCATCGGGCTACCTGCTCGGCGCCGCCACTGTCATCGGCGGCTTCGTCATCGCCGCCTGCGCCATCTGGAAAGATATCAGGGGGTAAATCATGATCAAGATACTCGGCCTGCGCATCCTCACCAAGGAGCGCTTCAACGACCTGAAAGCCGCTGCCGAAACAGCGCTGAACATCGTTCCCAGCGAGACGGCTAAGGCGGTTCTCGCGCTCAAGCAGACAGAGGTAGGCTCCGCCATTGCCAGCAGCATCGAGGCGGTTTCCTCCAAGGAGATGACCGGCGCACAGAAGTTTGAGGCCGTGCTGGAGTATGCCGTTCCGCTGGTGTCGGACTTCCTCACCGGCAAGGGGCTGGAAGTAGCGGTCGATCAACTGGAGGATATCGGGCGGGCGCTCGTCCAGAGCATTTATAACGATTTCCGCTCATCAACAGCCGGCGTGATCGCGGGGCTTATCCTCAAGCTGTTCAAACTGGTTTAACCCCCAGCATCCCTAAACGCACCCTCGATCGCCTCTTCCCTGGTATCCCCTCTACCGCTTGCGACAGCACCACCAGAGGGAAGGACGATAAAGGCGAAGTGGACCGGCCCGCGCATCTCGGTCTTGATAGACAATCGCTGGCGGCGTTGTTGGGATAGGCGTTCGAGGCGGTCCATGCCGCTTGTTCGCGGATTGTTCCTGAGTCGGTCAAGGGGTGACGCGGACGCAGAGCGTAATCTGTCCATCCTTGCGCTGAAACCGGAGAGGTCCAGCTTGGGGCTTTGCGCGCCACCCACTCGATCCCGCGCTACCATGGGTAGCCAGAAGTGCAGGGCTTTCACCCGCTACCGCATTGCCTGACCGGATCGCCTCGGCTGTTCGGCTCTGCGTCTGCCCTTGCGAGGGGCTAAGCTGGGGCTTCGAAGAGGCGCAGGCCCTCAACCCCGTTGCTTTCCTGCGCTGCTGATCCCCTTCTACCCTATTACAAGAAGGGGGTGAATCCCTTATTTGCGATCCAGGCTTTCCAGCGTCATCAGTTTGAAAGTTGGTTCCGGCGAACGATTATTCTCGTCCACCTTGAAAGGCAGTCCGTAGAATGGGCGCTCTTCAAAGCGTATGCCGAGAGGATCAGATTGGGCGGCTCGCTCATCAGCCATGAGGGCGTAGATTGCTGACCGGTTGACGCGCCAATGCAGCATCTTCTCTTGCGCGGCAACAGCCCTGTGGCGCGCATCGGCCATCTGATCCCATAGTTTCATCTGCTCACCCATATCACAATCCCCGTCAGCACAGCCAGAACGATAAGGCCGGAGAGAAGGAAGCGGTTGGAGCCGGTCACTTGCCCAAAGCTTCCGCCCAATGCTCTGCCTGCCGTGCCATGTCTGCCGCGCCCTCTTTCATCCAGCCCGCGATAATCTCCACCCGAGATGCCACGTCCTCACCTGTCGTCTCGATTAGCCGTGACGGCATTTCGCCCAACAGGGTCGCGATTGTGCCATCAGGACGGCGGATCAGCGCGACATTGCACAGCAGCGTTCCAGGGCGGTGGGGGAATGCTTCGACGCTCATTGCTCTGGCAACCTTTCATGCCCTGGGTCTTCATGGTGCAGCACGTCGCCAAGCCGCCGCATGTCAACCGCCTGCCCGCAATCGGCGCAGACATAGAAGTGCTGCGTCTCGTCCTCCAGATCGGGGGCTTCCACGGGGAGGGCGTTCAGTTCCTCGCGTGAGGGCTTGTCGCTCATTGCTTCCCCTCTCCTGATAGGGCGGTGATGGCGGCTGCGATCCAGTCAGCTAAATCCTCATGATCCTTATCGACCGTAATCGCGGCGAACTTCTGCCCATCCTTGAAGCGGCACTCGATATGCCATTCATCCCCGTCATCGCGGACTGTGGCGTACTGAACCGGGCGCTTCTCCCGCTCTATGCGCTCCTCGTCATACCAGTAGCCACGGCGGCGTTTCGGCTTAACCGATTCACGAGACGTTCCAAGAACATCCTCCGGGACTATTCCGTGAGTCTGCGGACCGTTTGGGGAATCTTTACGCCAAACGTTTCCGGCTTGTTCCACCGAACTATCGGCGTAAGTGCTTGATTTATGGTCGGGGAGACAGGATTCGAACC